GGCTATCAGGGCCACGAAGCAGAACGCCGGCGACGCCAAGATCGACCCGGCAATCGCGCTCTTCAACGCGGTGACCGTCATGGTCAGGAACCCGGAAGCGCGCGGTGAGCCTGAGTACCAGATGATTTTCCTTCGCTGATTGCCGGCCGGCAGAGCGGTTCGGGAGGCCTCAACATGGACAGGGCATATTCGCTCATCGAGGTGAAAAGCCTCGATGAGGAAAGGCGTTCGTTCTCTGGCTGGGCGACGACGCCAGACGTAGACAGGGTGAACGACACGATCAACCCGCTCGGCGCGAAGTTCCAGAACCCGGTTGTGCTTCTGCATCAGCACGACGCTGATCGCCCGATTGGGCGGGTGACGTTCAAGAAGCCGACGAAGGCTGGCATAGAGTTCGAGGCCGAGATTCCGGTGATCAAGGAACCGGGGTCGCTCAAGGATCGCGTGGACACCGCCTGGGGCGAGATCAAGGCCGGCCTTGTGAGGGCGGTTAGCATCGGTTTCCGCCCGCTTAAGTACGCCTACAAGGAGGACGGTGGCGTAGACTACCAGGAGATCGAGATTTTTGAGCTCTCCACGGTGTCTGTGCCTGCGAACGCCAGCGCGCTGATCACGAGTGTCAGCAAGGCGCTCAGCGCAGACGCGATCACCGCCCTGAAGCAGTTCGACATCGGTGCCACTGCTGCCGATGCCCCCGTTTCACAGCCAGTGACCGAGAAGCCCGCCGCGTCTGGCAAAACGCTTCCGGTGGTGAGGCTGGCTGACCCCGCCCGCGTCCGGGCGAAGCCGTTCGTGATCAACAGGATCAACGTCTGACGGTTTGTCCAAGCTGTAAACGCTTATTCCCGCGCCTTGGACAAGCGCGCCCCATTCAGTGAGAACTCCAATGACAACGTATGCTGAACAGATCAGCGCGTTCGAGGCCACTCGCGCCGCGCGCGCTGCCGAGATGAAGTCGCTCATGGACGCTGCGGCGGAGAAGGGCGAGACCCTTGACGCCGAGGCGCAGGAGCGTTTTGACACCCTTGAGGCCGAGATCGAGGCGATTGACAAGCACCTCGCCCGGCTCCGCTCCCTGCAGAAGATGGACGCTGCTACCGCCAAGGCCGTCGAGGGCGCCTCGGCCGATGCCGCCTCGCAGAGCCGCACGCCGACGGTCCCTGCCCGTGTGAAGGCCCCGAAGGCCCCCCCTGGCGTGAACTTCGCCCGCCTCGCGCGCGTCAAGGCGCTGGCGCGTCTCGACGGCGAGAGCGTCCGCGAGAAGGCGCGCCAGCTCTACGGTGAGGATTCCGTTGTTTACGGCGTCATCACCAAGGCTGCTGTCCCTGCGGCGAACACTGGCAACGACAACTGGGCCGGCAACCTCGTCGGCGACGAGACGAACGTTTTCGCCGATTTCGTCGAGTATCTGCGTCCGCGCACGATCCTCGGCCGCTTCGGCACGGACGGCGTCCCGTCGCTCCGCCGTGTGCCCTTCCGCACTCCGCTCATCGGCCAGGTAACTGGTGGTCAGGGTTACTGGGTCGGCGAAGGTAAGGCCAAGCCGCTGACCAGCTGGTCTTATGGCCGCACCACGCTCGAGCCGCTGAAGGTCGCCAACATCGCGGTGGTCACGGAGGAGCTCCTGCGGGATTCGTCGCCGTCGGCTGAGATGCTGATCCGCGATGAGCTCGCCAATGCCCTGCGCGAGCGCATGGACCGCGACTTCATTGACCCGTCCAAGGCGGCGTCGTCCGGCGTGTCTCCTGCCTCTGTCCTGAATGGCGTGTCTGCGATCGCGTCGAGCGGCACGTCCGCGGATGCTGTCCGTGAGGATGTGCGCGCCCTGTTCGCGGCCTTTATCGCGGCGAACAACGCGCCTGACACCGGCGTCTGGATCATGCCCGCCACGACGGCGCTGGCGCTGTCGCTGATGCAGAACCCGCTCGGCCAGTCCGAGTTCCCCGGCATCGGCATGACTGGCGGCACCTTCTTCGGCCTGCCGGTGATCGTGTCGCAGTACGTGCCGTCTGGCACGGTTGCTCTGGTCAATGCCGGCGATATCTACCTCGCGGACGAGGGCGGCATTGCTGTCGATATGTCCCGCGAGGCGTCGCTGGAGATGGCGGACAACCCGTCGCACGACAGCACGACGCCGACCGAGGCTACTGACCTTGTGAGCCTGTGGCAGACCAACAGCGTCGGCTTCCGGGCCGAGCGCACCATCAACTGGGCGCGCCGTCGTTCGAGCGCTGTGGCTCACCTGTCCGGCGTTGCCTGGGGCGCTGAGGACGCTAGCAGCTGAGCCAAACGATGAGGCCCGTCGCCATTCGGCGGCGGGCTATTCTGTGCTGGAGGCTATCTCGTGACCAACAAGACCACCTATTGGGACAAGGCTCTGAAGAGCCGTGACCCGCGATTTGCTCAGGTTCTGTCGCGCCTCGGGTATGCCACCCGGCACATGCAGGCAGACGTTGCCGCGCCTGTTGTTGCTGCGCCAGCCTCAGAGCCAGCTCCGAAAGCGGAGGTGAGCGAGGATTTGGCGGACTTGCGCGCGCAGTATCAGGAGATCGTCGGCAAGAAGCCGTATCACGGCTGGGGTGCCGATGAGCTGCGCAAGCGCATCGATGAGGCTCTGGCGGCCTGATGGATGTCGTATACCCCTACAAGGCAACACACTTTGACCTTGAGCTCCGCTATTCCCTGCGCTCCCTGCACAAGTTCATGCCGCATAAGCAGGTGATCGTCGCGGGAGACAAGCCGGGCTGTATCAGCCGACTGGTGCGCTTCGTGCTGGTGCCGCGCGATACGGACCGCTATCGATCATCTACCGCCAACATTGCCGCTGCGGTGGAACAGGCAGTTGAGACAGAAAAGTTCGTCGTGATGAACGACGATTTCTTTCTCCTGCGTCCGTGGACCTTTCGGCATGAGAACCGAGGCACGATAGAGGAATATCTGGCCTCTGGCCTGCCACAAGGGCGGTACCGGCTCCATATCGAATGGACCAGGGACATTCTCAAGGCGCACGGTGTGGCCGATCCGCTATGGTTCGGGCTCCACACCCCAACCGTCTACGAGCGTGACAAGCTGAAGGGGCTGATCGCCGACTTCAAGGGCCAGCGTTACCTTCTGCGGACGCTGTACCACAATCTGTTCCCGCAGCCGAGCTATCGGCGCGAGGATGTGAAGGTCAGACAGTGGCGTGGCACGCCTCCGGCTGACCTTGATGTGCTGTCGAGTTCGGACACCGTTGCGGCCAGTCGCGCATTTCATGCGTGGCTGGAAGCGCAGTTCCCGTATCCATCGCCGTACGAATAGCGCGCTGCCGATCTCGGCGGGGCGTGCTTTATCAACATCGAGCTTTTCGAGGCGCTCTCGACATGATCAAGCGGATGATGGGGTGGCTCGGAGGGCGCAAGGCTCTTAGCGCACCCAGCAGCCGGGGCGGCTGGACCACCATATTCGAGAGCTTTCCCGGTGCGTGGCAGCGCAATGTTGTCATCGACCGCGAAAGCGTCTTCGAGAACCCCTATATTTTCCGCTGCCAGTCGATGATTGCGCGCGACATTGCGAAGCTGCGCGTCAAGCTGGTCAAGAAGCAGGACGGCATCTGGACAGAGGTGGAGGAGGGGCGCGACCCGCGTGCTGTCGTCCTGCGCAAGCCGAACCACTTCCAGACTCGCAATCAGTTCTTCGAGAGCTGGTTTTTGTCGAAACTCTCCCGCGGCAACACCTACGTGCTCAAGCAGCGCGACGGTCGCGGGGTGGTGACCAGGCTGTATGTGCTCGACCCGCGGCTTGTGAAGGTGCTGGTCAGCGACTCCGGCGAGGTCTTCTATCAGCTCTCCGCGGATAATCTTCCCGGCATCCAGAGCGATGTTACGGTGCCGGCGACTGAGATCATCCATGATCGCTGGAATTGTCTTTTCCACCCGCTCGTGGGGCTGAGCCCAGTCTGGGCTACCGCGCTCAGCGCTACGCAGGCGCAGAAGATCAGCCAGAACGCGGCCAATTTCTTCGCGAACCAGTCGCTGCCGAGCGGCGTGCTCACCGCGCCGGGCAAGATCAGCGATGCGACGGCGCAGCGCCTAAAGGAGGCGTGGAGGGATAACTATTCCGGCTCGAACGCGGGCAACATTGCCGTGGTCGGTGACGGGCTGAAGTTCGAGCGGATGGCGATTGCCGCCTCGGACAGCCAGTTGGTTGAGCAGCTTCGGTGGACATCGGAGACCATCGTCACCTCCTATGGCATCCCTCTGTCGAAGCTCGGCCTTGCGCCGATCCCCTCCGGCGAGACGGTGCAGACGAGCAATATCCGGTACTTCATCGACGCGCTGCATTCGCTGATGGAGGACGCCGAGGCGTGTCTCGATGATGGGCTCGGTTTTGACGGCGTGACGATCGGTGTCGAGTTTGACACCGACAGCCTGTGGAGGCTCGACAGCCTCACCCAGATGGAGGTGATCGAGAAGGCCAAGTCAGTGCTCACGCTCGACGAGCGGCGGGCGAAGCTGGATGCGCCGAGGATCACCGGCGGCGGCACCGTCTACCTGCAGCAGCAGGATCACTCCATCGAGGCCATCGCGGCGCGTGACAAGCTGCTCATCGAGCAGGCCAACAATCCGCCGCCGGCGGCTGTCCCTGAGCCGGCCCCGGAGCCGGACGAGACCGAAAAGGCGCTCTGGATGGTGGCGTCGAAGCTGAGAGGATCGCGCGGTGCTCGATCTGGACAAATTCACTGATGGAATAGCCGGCCTGATCAAGCAGGCCGCCGAGGATGCCACGGCGCCGCTCATCGCCGAGACCAGGGCGATCATGGGGCGTCTTGCGGAGTTGGAGAAGCGCCTTGACGCGCTGCCGACTCCGCGCGACGGCGCGCCTGGTCGTGACGGCAAGGACGCCGATCCGGAGGAGGTGGCGTCTCTGGTCCATGAGCGCATCAAGGCCGAGCTGGATGAGATGCGGGCCGCCATTGCCGCCTCGCAGGAGCCGCAGGAGCTGCCCGACATCCCTGCGCTGGTCAAGGCGGCTCTGGACGAGGCCGTCGCGCTGCTGCCGCGTCCGAAGGACGGCGAGCCCGGACCGCGCGGTGAACCCGGCCCCATGGGCCCGCAGGGTGAGAAGGGCGCCGATGGCGTTGGGATGGCCGGGGCGGTTGTCGATCGCGATGGCAACCTCGTCATCACGCTGACGAACGGCGAGACGAAGATGCTCGGCCCCGTGGTCGGCAAGGATGGGGCGCCGGGACGCGATGGCGCGGATGGCCTCGGCTTCGAGGATATGTCGTTTGACTTCGACGACGCTGGCCGGCCCGTTGCCACGTTCAGCCGCGGTGATGTGGTCAAGTCTGTGCGACTGCCCTGCATCATCGACCGCGGCGTCTACAAGCCGGACGCTGCATATCTCAAGGGTGATGCCGTCAGCTATGGCGGATCGCTCTGGATCGCCCAGAAGGATGCCCCGGAAGGCCGCCCGGATGGTTCGCCGGATTGGCGTCTCGCCGTCAAGAAGGGCCGTGACGGCCGCGATGTGGAAGCCAAAAAGGTGCTGTAATGGTGGCGCTTTGCACCCTTGAGGAGGTCAAGCGGGCGCAGCCCATCATTGACCACAATGACGATGACGCCCTGCTGGAGCAGCTTATCGAGGCTGCCAGCGAGGCGGTCATCGCATACCTGGACACGCGAGCCGCGGAGGTAATCGGTCTGGACGAGAGTGGCAGCCTGAACCCTGACGCGACCATCCCGCAGTCGGTGGTGGTCGCCACAATCCTCACGACAAGGCACCTCTACGAGGGCAAGGACGAAATGCAGGGGCGGCCTGGCGGCATCCCGTATCGAGCGGAAATGCTGCTCTATCGTCTCGCTGATCCAGCCGTGAGGTGACGCGCCATGGCTGCGGTTTCTCCATCGTTCCTGAACGAGAAGGTACGATTTGAGAGTCCTGCCCCGTTTGACGATGGCTACGGCAACACGACCCACGGTTGGACGCCGGAATTCTCTTGCCGGGCGAAGTTCATCTATGAGCGCGGCGGCGAGAGTGTGGAGGCCGCCCGCCTGCAGGGCCGGTCGATTTTCAAGGTGCGCATTCGCCAATGCGCTGCCGCCAGGGGCATCCAGCAAAGCTGGCGCATGGTCGATGCCCGCCGCGGGACGGCCTACAACATCCGCGAAATCGACCAGATCAGCGATCGGCAGTGGGTCTATCTGCTCGTCGAGAGCGGTGTCGCGGTGTGAGGCCGAGATGGCGAAGAGAGTGAGGTTCACGCGGGATTTTGACTACCGCGTGTCGGTCGGCGTCGATGTCGCCTACAAGGCCGGTCACGTCCTCCTCATCCCGGAGGCTCATTACGTTGCGGCTATGCAGGCTGGTGCTGTCGAGCTCGTGGAGAGGGGTCATGGCGCGGGCAAGGATGAGGAACCGGGAGCGGTTGCTGGCAAAGCTGGCGGCGATCCCGGACGCGGTGCGCAAGGAAGTCGCAGGCGCGCTCGACAAGGGCGCAGACGAGATCGTCGCCATGCAGAAGCGCCTCGTACCGGAGGATAGCGGCGATCTGAAGCGATCGATCCGTAAGGTGAAGGGCACCTACACGCCGGAGAATGCGAATGTGCGCGGCATGGCGTCGGGCGGGAAGGGCGACCCAGACCTGACGGTGCATATCGTGGCTGGTGACGACAAGGCCTGGTACGCGCGCTTCGTCGAATTCGGCACGGCGCCCCACACGATCAAGGCGAAGAACCCGAGCGGCCTGCTGTACTTCAACGGCACTCGTGTTCCGCAGGTCAATCATCCTGGTTCAGAGCC